CTGCAAGAACTTGCTTAAGGTCAACAACAATAACTGTGTTTGCAGGAATGCTTACTGTTGGAACAACATTGGTTCCATTAAGTGCAATTGTTGCGGTTGAAGTTGATGCTGCTGTGTTAGATATTGCGATGTTGGTAACAACTGCACTTGACCCTGATGGGGTTGTATAGAGAGTTGTTCCTGTATTGGTTGTTGCTGCGCCTCTAAAAAGCGCTTTAGTTGTCGTAGCCATTATTACCTACTTTCTAATAAACACCCATTATGATTAACTGGAACTCATCGGTCACACTTCCGACCCCAAGAGTTCCGTTCATAACGATGTCGCCTGTTGTTGTTATTGTTCCACTGGCAGTCGTGGTGCCAGTAATTGTGGTGTTGTTAACTGTTAATGCACTGACGGTTGTAACTGTTGCGCCAGATGAAATTAAAGTTGAACCAAGTGTTGGTGCGCTATAACTTGATACAGTACCCCAAGATGAAGTAGTGCCGTCAGTTGTAAGATACTTTCCGCTTTGTCCTGTTTGTGATGGAACTACATATTGAGTAGTTGTATCAAGGGCAAATGTTGTACCTGTAAGGGTAAGCCCAGTGCCAGCAGAATAAACAGCATCTGTTGAGAATAATGCAAAGGTAATTGCAGTTACGCCAACTGTTCCAGTTGAAGCAACCGTGGTGATAAATGACTCGCCAGAGAAGTTACCTTGTTTAGTATAAACAGCAGATGTGTATACCTCATCCCATGAGTCAAAGTCTGTTGCACGACTCCATGCTCCAGATGCTGCGACATAAACACCATTATCAGCCTGCGTTGACTGGTCCTTAACAAGGATTCTATCTCCAGCAATTGGAGTGTATCCATTGACCGCCGACAAGCCAGAAAGTGTAATGTTGCTGGAAGTAGCAGTTTCTACTGGGTCATGAAAGTGCAAACCAGCCAATGCAGTTGCAGCCAAATCGTATGCTTGCTTAACAGAGTTTGGAGTTGCTGCAGATGTGGTAGATGTACTGGTTACAGAATCAGTAAGTTGAACCGCACCCTTTTGTGATGTAGTTGCATCCTGGATACTGATTGTTACTGATGATGATGCACCTCCACCTGTAATAGGTGATGATGCAGTAATGTTTGTAATTGCAGATGAAGATGTAAATACCTGCCATGCACTGCCATCGTAAGCATACATGTTATTGTTTGTTGTATTCCAATAGATAACACCCGAAGTAAGTGGGTTGCCATCATTATCAACAGTTGGTGCTGTTGCTTTTGGACCAAGGTATCTATCATCAAACTGGTCCCACGCAGCCTCTGCAGATGTAGCACTTGATGCTGCACTTGTAGCAGATGTTGCTGCTGCGGTAGCAGAGTTAGCAGCGCTTGTTGCTGAGGTGGCTGCTGCTGTTGCAGAGTTTGCTGCAGATGTCGCAGATGTTGCAGCAGCAGTTGCTGATGCACTTGCATTAGATGCTTGGGCAATAGCAATAGATGCAGCACTATCGGCGCTTGTAGCACTTGTGGCTGCAGCAGTAGCAGATGCAGCAGCAGAAGCAGCAGATGTGGCTGCAGCAGTAGCACTTGCTGCTGCAGATGTAGCACTTGTTGCTGCAGCAGTTGCGCTATTTAATGCGCTAGTTGCACTTGTCGCTGCAGAAGTAGCGGATGTTGCAGCAGCGCTTGCTGAATTAGCAGCATCTGTTGCATAAGAAGCAATTGTTGCAACCGAGTTCGCAGCAGCAGTGGCACTGGCAGCAGCAGATGTAGCCGAAGTAGCAGCAGCACTTGCAGAGTTAGCAGAAGCGGTAGCGCTTGTGGCTGCGCTTGCTGCACTTGTGGCTGCTGCGGTGGCAGATGTTGCTGCGCTTGCAGCGCTAGTAGCAGCAGCAGTCGCACTTGTTGCAGCAGAAGATGCTGAGGTAGATGCAGCAGTTGCGCTTGCAGCAGCGCTTGTTGCGCTGGTTGCTGCAGCAGATGCTGAGTTAGCAGCCGATGTTGCATAGCCTGCAATGGTTGCTACAGAAGCAGCAGCAGTTGCTGCAGAGGCTGCAGCGCTGGTGGCTGATGTAGCAGCCGAACTTGCTGAGGTTGCAGCAGATGCTGCACTTGTGGCAGCAGCAGCAACTTGAGCATCGGCAAAATCTTTGCGTACTGCATCGCTTGCATTAACTGGAGTTGCAAGGTTTGTTACCGTATAACCGCCAGCATTAAGGTTGGAGCCAAGAGTTTTATTGCTTATGGTTTGGGTTGCAGAATTTAAGATTACAGTGCCTGATGTATTAGGCAAGTAGATTGTATTATCTTGTGTTGGCTCTACAACCTCTAATGTGGTTTCATGGGCATCTGCAGTATTGCCTTCAAAGGTAATGCCAATGTTACCAATTACGCCAGTAATGGTTGGGTTTGATAAGGTCTTACGGGTAAGTGTCTGTAGAGCATCGGTACCTACGACAACACCATCACCTGTCTGCAAACCATGAACATGTGTTTGGTTGGCAGCAGTAAGAATTGCTTGGTCAATGTCATACCCACGAGCAGCAATATGGTTTTCTGACTCACGGAACTCACGACCTGATACGCCATGGCGAACCACTGCACCAGCAGAGTGGGCTACAGCCTGTGTATTATCGGCACCACGAGTTACAGTAAGGGTTGTGCTGCTACCAGATGTGACAGTTAAAACTTCTTCTTTAGATGTGTCTGGGTCAACAATCAGCGTATATGGAAAAGATGTCGGGAATCCAGAAATGGATGCGACAATGAAGGATGTGTTTGATGCCCCTTGTGATTGTGCGGGGATAGATGATTGGAGCGAGGTTTCTACTGCGGTTGAGGAGTAGTACCGCGCTGGTGAGCCTGGGTCGCCTGCTGCCATTTTCTACCTTATCTTTGATAGTGCGAACGGATTGGATGTTGACGGCGTTGGTTATTCGCCACTTCGTTTAAACGCTGTGTGTAAATGTTGTACAAGAATCTGGCAGCGTTTTGTCCAGAACCTGTTGGGCGCACGCCATCAAGCATGTCTGCTGCTGCAGACTGAGGACCAAGGCGTGATGGGTCCAAGAACGAAATCATGCGGAAGGCTGCGCCGTAGATGGCAACATCCTCCGAATATGATGGGAAGCCTGTGACTGTTTCATAGTCATCACTATCATTAACAAGCAGTGTTGGGCGCTTGCTGTATGACACATGTACTGTTTGTCCAGGCACAATCTCTGAATAGATAGATAGGCTCTTTGTGGTAGCAAAGGCATCTGAATCTGCAACTCTATCTAGTTGCCACGCACGAGCAGGAAACCACTCTTTTGATGGACCTACTGTTGAATAAGTTACAGATAGGACATTTTGAACAGCAGCAGGAATTTGGTATGAATACTGCGCTGCTACATAATCAAAGTCGTATGTGCCTAGGGCAAAGATGCTTGGGTACATGGCATCAATTGTGTTGTTAATAGCATTTTTAATTTCATTGCGTGGGAACAATGGAGCCATTGTTACCTTAGCGTTACTTGAGTGAGCAGCAGCAGTTGTACCGCGCTGCGCTCTACCCCAAGGGGCAAGCGTTAAAGTGTTGGCTACATTATCCGTAGTGTTAACGAATACAATTTCATCATCAATCTGTACATATCCACGACCAATAACTGAAGCATCATAAACACTTAAGGTTGTTGTTGTGCTGTTAGCACTGCTAACTAACCATGTGGCAGACTCTGTATTTTCTGTATAGCCATGCAATACCGCTTCAACGCGGTCTGCTAGTTGTCCAAAGGTACTCATAGGTTAATGCTCCTTAACGCAGCCACGGCTGATAGTCCAGATGTGCCAGCAAGTTCATTGCAGATGGCGTTTAAACCTTTATAGTTGTTTGGCTGGCGTGTAGAACTAGCCTTGTAATTAAGGGCAGCAATAAGTCCTAAGCCATTTGTACCAGCCCATGCGTTAGCAGCACCCTGTGGTGCTTCATAGACTGTATAAACGGGGTATGTTCCGCCATTGGCTAGACGGTTAAGTTCGCCCGTAAGGGTGCTTCCTGCTACTCCTGTTGCCATTACTTGCCTTTCTTCTTAGCCTTGCGAGCCACTGCTGCGTTATCTACTAGGTTCGGATACTTCCGACCCGCAGCCTTTGCACGAGCCTTGGCAGCAGCCTTCTGTGCAGAAGTAAGTTTTGTAGATGTCTTTTTTGGATTCTTCTTGTCCCAAAATGCTTTACCTTTCACCACTTCACCTTGTCTGCCCAATACGCTGCACTCATTTTGCCTTTAGCAATGTTCTTTGCATGGCGTGCTTTAAATGACTTCTGGCGTTTTGTGGGCTGTCTATCGCCTGTTACACCTTGTTGACCAAAACGGATGGTCTTTACTTGGCTGCCTTCTTTTGCTACCACCACATGTGATTTGGTTGGGTGGCTTGGTGTGCGCTTTGGTTTATTAAAACCAGATACGCCAGCCCGCGCTAAGCGCGGGTCGCGCTTACTTCTTTTTTCCGCCACGCTTGGCAGCCTTCTTTGATTTGCCTGCTACAGATAGAGCAATAGCAACCGCTTGCTTGCGGCTCTTAACAACTGGAGCCTTCTTTGGACCTTTTGGGTCACGACCTGAGTGAAGGGTTCCACGCTTGTATTCGCCCATTATCTTTTGAACTTTAGTTTTTTTAGGCATTAGTCCATGTCCTCTGAGTCATCGTATTCTTCCATTTTGCTCATTGGGGTTTCGCCAATACGGACAATCGGCTTGTTGTAAATGGCTACATTAGGAGCCTTTGGTAGTTCTGTAGGGGTTCTGCCACCAACACCATAAGGTGTGACAGTTCCGAAGCAGTTGCACTCAACGCACATTATTCTTCATCCTCATCTTCGTAGATGTCCTCATCTTCTATAGTGGGAGAGGGCAGTCCCCACAGTGGCTCTGGAACAATAGGCTCAGTCATCATCTTCCTCATCCAGTAACCGCTTAATCTCATCCTCAGAAGGTGCCTTGTATGACACCCAACTTGGATAAGAACCTTTATCCATGACAAATGCCATGGCTACATCAGACTTAAAACCTGCTTTAATTAAAGAGCGGTAGTATTCGTTGAGCCAAATACAGTACATTTCAAGTTCTGTATACGACTCATCTTTGACTGTACGCACACGCTTTACTGGTTGTTTTTTTCTTGGTGGTTTGCGAGCAGCCATGATTCCTCCCTATGCTCCGAACGCTTTGCCAGTTTCATTTGAAATTCTTACTGCTTCTTGAACCTTTTTCATGCTGGTTCCTGCGGGCTGTATGCCCTGAGCGCGGGCATCTCTGTATGCCTGCAATTCTTTATCCCACTTCTTAGAAGATACGCCTAGGTTAGAGTTGGCTTCTCCTGTATTCATTACAAGAGTTCCTAACTTGCAACCAAAACAACCTTCCACAAATTCTGGGTGGGTTTGTTTTTGATGTAGGTTCATGCTGGTGTTATGTACTCTCCGTAGCCTTGTGCTGTTAAAGCATCGGCTGTCTGTTGTGTAATCAAAGTTGATGTACCGCCTGGGTAATACTCCTCGGCAGTATTTGTCAGAATCTGACTTGGGTATCTGTATGAGGAATACACACCGTTTAAACGCAGCACTGAGATTCCACGCGCTATCTTGTAGCGAGCAAACAGGATGTTATCTCCTGCAGGAGTTTCATCTACCGTAGGGGTAGTGAAGTAATACATTGACATTAAGCCTCCTAATGGACTCACCCCGAAGGGGTAGACTTTTCAAATTTGCCTACCCCTCAGAGTCAATCAACTAAAGTGCAGCGATTGAAGAACCAGTTTCAATGCGATATAGCGCCTCTTGACGGTAGATGCTCCATCCGAGAACACCGTACCAACCGATTGGGCGGAAACGCATCAACTTATCAGTCACTGGACCGATAACAACATTTGGCTCCTGTGATACGGCTTCTGCCAATGCTTGCTTTCCAGCAAGGATTGTTGAGAATACGCGAGTTACAGGAGTTACAGTTACAACAGTAGTTGCAGTAACTGCAGCAGTGTTAGCAGTGTCAACAGTGATTGTTGCGGTTGAGCCTGAGATTGTGATGTCAGTAATCTTGGCACCTGAAGCGATACCAGTTCCTGCAATCTTATCTCCAGCCTCTGCACGAGTTGCAATGACAGATGTTGCAGCAACACCGAAGGTGAAGCCTGCTGATGTACCAGCAACAGTTACTGCTGTGGTAGCAAGAGCGGTCTGGTCAGCGCCTGTCTTAGCATTGTACATGCGTGGGTTTTCAATATAGAAAGCACCTTCATAAGTTCCGATGGAACCAGCAAACAAGTTGCCAAGTGATGCATCGGTATGTAGGTGAGATTCACGCCAGCCAACAGAGCCTGTTTCGGCACGAAGGTCGTGTGATACTTCTGGGTGAATACCGACCCAGTAAAGGCTTCCAGCGCGTGGAACAGCCTTGTTGGAGCGGAGTTTAGCAACAGCCTTACGGAGGTCAGCAGAATCAATAGTGTCTGATGCTGTGATTGTTGCAGTAGAAGTGCGTGTTCCACCGTAGATAACATTGGTACCCTGGACAAGGACATTTTGTGCCACATTGTCTAGTGAGTCTGCCATGTTGTACGCGATGATGTCTGCAACAGCAGGGTCAACATCTGATAGTGAGAACAACTGTAGTTTACGAGTTACAAGTGATGCATTTCCGTACTCGTTTAGAGTTACTGAAACTGTATCAACATTGTTAAGTGCAACTGCATCTACATCTGTAGTTTCAGATAGAGTAGAAGTTGCTGCTGCCAAGTCGTTGTAAAGTGAGAATACAACGGAGTTGCCTGGCATAGCCTGCTGTACAGGCTTCTTATCCGCAACAGCACGAATCATCGGCTGAGCGCGGAGGGCAAATTCAACATAACGGTCATACGCTGTCTTGACTAGACCAGCGAGCGCCGAGGTGTCGGTATATGCCATGTAGGTTCACCTCCTGGTGATTGGTTGATGTATGGGTTAGTTATTGCAATCCAAGGAGTGCATCTAGGTCCTCACGAGTTTTGGCTCCAGCAATCTTTGCAAATGCATCTTCGTCAACATCTGGCGCAGTGCCAGTAGCGACAATGTTATTGATTCTTGCTTGTGCCATAACTTCTGGACTCTTTTGTGCAGGCTTTTCCTCTGTAGGTGCTTGGATACCAAATACATCGCCATATTCATTTACCCAGTTACTGATTGCTTCCTCGGAAGTATCAATATCTGCTGGTATAAATGCAGCAATCTTTGGGTTTAATCCCTTAGCCTGTAGCACATCCTTGACAGTACGCTGACGAGTCTGAGTTTTCAGACCGCTCAACTCCTGTTCTAGTTCTTTCGCACGCTTTTCTAGCGCACGGTTTACTTTGCGGAGTTGTCCGACAACATCAGTTGTGGTGTCGTCATCTTCGTCATCGTATTCATAGTTGGTAGCCATCTACCTATCTCCCTTTTTCTAGTTGTATTCGCAATCCACAAGGCAGTTCGGGGAAACTACTTTGGCTATTGCTTCCAGACTTGTACGCCCCCCTGGGCTGGTCGGTCAGGGTGGGGATTCTTATATTTGCATGCCAGGCGTTGCTAGTGATGTGGAAGTTACTCCACTTCTACCTGCAAAGCGAGATACTTCTCTCTCGGCACGGGCTTGAGAAGCAAGTGTCTTTGTTATATCTCCACCAACAACTGCTCCAATTGCTTCTAAATCTTGATAACCAGTGCCTTCAATTGCTGCAAGGCGAGATTGTTGTGTAGCAAGTTCTTTTGCTCTAGCAAATGATTGCGATAGAGCAGCATAGGTTGCAGTGCCAGTTGCTCCAATGAGTGCTTCAGCAGCAGCAGTTCCAAGTGTTGATACACCAAAGCCTGCCTTAATAGAAGCAGCACCGATTTCTGCTGTTCTAACTTGCTTCTTGATAATATCCATACCCTTGTTTGGGTCTAGTAGATATGCAGTTAGGGCTGATGTATCTACCTCTGGATAGTAAACTTTAAATTGAGAAATCAAATCTGGGTTCTCTTTAACACGCGTTGCAGCAATGTCAACTCGCTCCTCAAATTCACGAGGGGAAACTAAGTTAGCAATATACTTTCCAAGTTGCTCACGGCTTCCAAGAACACTTGCATCTAATCCATAGGCTCCAAGAGTTTGAAGGTAACCTTTTTCCATTGAGATGTAAGTAGCCTCACTAATGGCTTGCTTGGCATCACGAAGGGCTTTCATGCCTGGAAAGCGCAACTCGTATGCCTTAGTCTTAGGTAATTCTAAGCGAATTTGGGCAGTGGTAAAGTCTTGCTTAATCATTTCATCTACGGTATCAGCAAGGTCTGCAAGACCCATATCAGTCAAGGCTGCACGAAACTCTTGCTGTGCTGTACGGCGTGCTTGTGTAGCAACATCGGCTGCGGTTAAACCAGTTGATGTATTTGTGGATGAACCAGTATCAGTGCTACTGCCCATCCCTAAGCGGTTTCCCGTTCCAGATGTCCTATCTATGATAGGTGTGCCACTTGGAAGTACACCAGCGCCAAAACCAATATCCCAACCAGCCTGAGCAAAGCCCTGCCCTGCAGCAGTTTTTGCAACTTGTTCTGGCGTTAATACATTGCCATTGGCATCATAAAATGTACGCTTATTTCCTGTTACGCCAACGCTTTTTCTTCCGTAGGGGTCAACAGATGTATCAGATGTGATAACCGACTTTTGATAAACTCCAGGAGTTCCAGTTGGTTCAAGTACTTCTGTGCCAATGCCTTGTCCAGCGCCAGGTACATAATAACCAGCACCACCAAAACCCACATTTGAGAATCCTGATGCCTTGAATATCTCTTGTTGTCTTTTGTTAATCTGCTCAAGTATGGTTGCTTTTTGTGCAGTAGTTGCTGTTGCTAATTGCTCTTGAAGTTTAGCAAGAACTTCGTCTGGTTTAATTAGTTCAGCCATGATTACCCCGAATATCCAAACATCTTAGCCAAGTCAAGTGCCATATTGCTATAGGTTTCCTTTGCATTACGGGTGTACTGCCATAGTGGGTCTTGTTTTAATTGCTTTGTAAAGTCAGCAAATGTGCGAGCATTGCCTGATTGGTTATCAATAACCTTACTCATCAAGTCTTTCCAAGTAATCGCTGTTGAATCAACCTCTAATAGATTAGCCATCTGAGCGCGATAACTATTTGTTACTTCGTACAGATTACGACCAGCCTTAAGAGATTCTAAGAAAGGCTTATACTCAGGAGTATCTATAGCCATCTGCTTGACATTGTTTAACCAGTAGTTAATATCTCTACCGTCATTAGGGTCAAGCAAAGAATAGTTAATCGTATCCTGCATAGTCTTATCAAGGGTTACTCCGTATAGATAAGCCTGTTGCTTTACTTGGTTGTAGTAGGAGCCAATGGTTCCACCACCAGTAAAAAGGATGTTGCCTTTGGTAGCCAAGTAATTTTGAATTTGGTTATCATCCCAATTATTCTTGATTGCTTCCATAGCAATGCCTTCAATAAAGTCTTTGTTGTCATTGACTTTACCTGTAACTGGGTCTACAAATTGAGCAGAGATTCCAAGTTTTTCTAAAGTGTCATTGATTGTATCAATGTTGTTCTTTACTTTTTCAGCAAATGTGCTTTTATTGCGTGGGTCATTTGTGTCTAGGAAGAACTGGCGTAGGCTTGGAAAGGTGTTTTGCCACCAAGCAGTACCCTTAAGGGCTTCCATAAAGGTTTTTTCATCCCACTTCTGAGCAACAGCCAAATCAAACAATTTGTCAATCTGGTCTTTTTGAGTTTTATCCTCAAGACCAGCAAATGTCTTACGAAGGAAACTTATCCAAATTTGTTTGTTATCTGCACCAGTGTCGGCACCTGCACCTGCTCCAGCGCCTGCTCCTGCACCAGCGCCAGAGCCTTTGGCTCCAGCAGTTGAGGCAGTAGTAACTTTTGGCTTGGTTGTGCCAGTGCCAGTTTTTTGGTCTGGATTTTTTACATTTGGAAGGTTGTCTTTAACATCTGGGATGCCATCGCCATCGCTGTCTTTAGCATTATCAGTTACGCCTTCTTCAGCCTTCTTGATTTTATCTCTTGCTATTCTGGCTTTTTCTTCATCACCAAGGGCTTCTGCACGCTTTAATTCCTCTGTAGCCTTAGCCTTTGCTTTTGCAGCAGCAGTAGCCTTTTCGCCTTCGCGTTGTTTATTTACTGCTTCATTGGCAACAGCAAATTGCTTGCGCAATTCAACAAGAGCCTTCTTAGCCTTTTCAAACTGTGGGCTACCAGGTTTAGCGCTTTTAATAATCTGCTCATTTTGATAAATAGCAAGACCAAGTTTGCGCAGGGTTTCTTCGGGAGTTTCTACATCAGGTGCAAAACCAGCAGTTCTTTCCGCCATTATCCCTGAGCCTTTCTAACATCTTCCATAACCGCGCTATAGATAGCATCTAAGTATTTGTTTTCTTCACGCTTGCGAAACTCTGAGGTTCCTTCTACAGCCTGAACAAGAGCAGCCTGACGACCAGTGACAGATGTATCTTTGGACTGATTCAAGAAAATATTGATACCTTTGGTGTATTCCGCGCCTACAGCATTACGCCCAAGCAACTGTTGATACACGCTTTGTACATAAGCAGCAGCCTCTTGCTGTGTGAAAACTGGTCCTTTGCTTGTAGCATCTCCACCCAAGCCAGCAGCCTGTGCTGCAGCAACTAGGGCTGCTAAATCAACGCCACCTGTATTTGAGCCAGTTCCAGCAGCAGTTCCTGATGCGGTACCTGGAGTTTCTTTTTTAGCCATTAGACCACCACCGTGTCATTGATAAAGTAACGATTAAGGAATTCTTCAAACTCTGGACTTTCAGCAATAAGTTGCTGTCTTACCTGCTCAAAGACATATGCAACATCTGCATTTTTCTTAGCCGATAACATCCGTGAGCCACCTAATTGTTCGCGTTGGGTAAGTAGTTGATTGACCTGTTCACGAACATCTAGGTATACAGCCATTGCTTTTACTACTGGGCGGTCACCATTTTGTGCCATCCAATTCTTATCAGATAGGGCTTGCTTAAGCACCATTGCACGGCGCTCATATTTACCTCTGTCTGGCGAGATGTATTCTGAATACCAGTCAAAGTTTTCTTCTGCCATCTGGCGAAGCCATAACTTCTTAGCACCGTTGATTACATCCATACGGTTATCTGTGTCAGATACGATTCCGTTTTGAATCTTAAATGTGTTGATTTGACCCATAAGGGAATTGAACTGAGTCCAACCACGCTTAATGTTTGCATCTCGTAGCAGTTCTTCAGGGCTACGGTTCTGGCGGTAAGTGTTCTTAGAGCCAGGGTAAGCGCCTTGGTTGTACTGCCATTGGTATGCTGCTTGGCTAAATGTGTACTGACCATCAAAGTCATTAGCCAAGAATCCAATAAGTTCTGGATTATCTGATGCTTCGGCTGCTGCCATAAGTCCACGGAACTTCTTAAGGTTCTTGACTGTATCAAGGTTAGCCTCAAGGCTTCCTGGTGACTTAGACAGGCTTACCGTAGCCTCAAAGTAATCTGGGTACATCTCAAGGAATCGTGCTTCTGCCTCGCCTGGACCGTATTGGTTTAGGAACTGGCGGTAGGTTTGCTGGTAGAAGTCCATTTCTGGAGCAATAGCAAACGGCATTGATATAGAACTTAAAGCACGGAGCAAGAAAAACTTATTTGTCTTGTCGGTAATCTCATCTAGTGTAGGAGCATCAGTACGCTTGCCACTGTTGAAGTTGTAGGCTTCATAGCGGAGCATCTGATTGAAGGTACGAACATATAGTTCATCCTGTCGCCACATGGTGTTTAAACGCCGTAGAGCAGCAGGTGCAAACAAGTCTGTTGCAGACTGTGGCATACCAGCAGGGAACAAAGGTTTAAACGCTTCTTCTAACTCTGGGCGATTACGCAGAATCAAATATGTTGGAAGCACTGCATAAGGTCCAAATCCTGGGTTGCCAGGCTGTCCCTGTGTAATAACATCTAAGGATGAAAGCGGGATGCTTACTGTCTTAAATGCGTTTTGTGCTACCTCTTGCCATTGCTGTGGCAATGACTTAATAAATCCTTCTGGAACTTGTATTACAAGGTTAGCCATGCCATCGCCAGATAGTTTCTTAGCATCTGTAATGCGGTTACCATCTTGGTCAACAACGGTCTGACCGTTAACAACTTGGGCAATAGTACGACCAGCAGTTGCTACAGCCTGTGGGTTCTCAGCAATAATTCCAGACCAGCGCTTCATAGTATTTTCATACGCTGCATAGAACGGGAACATCAACTGCATTACTTGGCTTGAAGAAGCGCGGGTACGGCGCACGATAGTAAACAGTGTGCGCTCAACCTCACGGCGAGCATCTTCACGAGCGCCCCTGATAGCACGGTTGATTTCTTCGGCAGTTAACTTTTCAGTTCCCTTGCCAGCAGCCATGTTCTCTAGGTTAATCTTTATGTTACGGTTGTACTGAGCGCGTGCTAGTGGGTGACGAGCAAAAACATCTTCAGGTAGTGAACCAAGGAAACGCATAACACGGCGATTGAAAGTATCAATCAGGCGTTCTTGGTCTTTGTACTCTTTGCTAGTTGTAACAAGCAAGCCGTTAATATCTGGCAAGTTTTCTGGGTTACTGCCAAAACGGTCACGCAAGTAGTTCTGTACATCGCCACCAGTTAGCGGTTTGCCGTCTGGTGCTGCAGTACTGAGGAATAATGCTGTTTCTTCATCTGGAATATACAACTTAACGGCGCTGCGAGTAATGTTAATCTTCTCTAGCAAGTCCTCATCAAGTTCTCCACCCTTAAGTTTGGTGAATCCATAGCCTTCCTTGACAGATGTGTATGTGTCATTGGCGTATGTACGACCCTCATAAGAGCGAGTCATCCAGTTAAGGATGTCTTTGTCAGTTTCTCCGTCTAAAATACGGCGAACAACTGGGTCCATGATGCCAGTTTCAGGGTCACGGAAGTGCATATTCAAAATGTTTGCCCAACCCTCAAAGTAACGAGGGTCATTTGCCTTAACAAGGCTTACTGTTCGTGCGCCAATACCTGCTGAGAAAGCCATTTCTTGAGTTCCAACCATGGCGTTCCATGTATCTTCAGCAGAAGTGCGACCCATAAACCATGTTGCATCTTGGAATAGTTCAGGAACTTCGTATGTCTGACCATTTGCCTCAATGTTCATGTAGCCATAGCCAGTACGCTGCTTAATTGCATTGCTTTCAGCGCGGGTAATGCGTGAACTTAAGCGTGCTGACATGTCATCAAGATGAGCATGGGACATGCTGTATAGGCGAGCCAAGTTTTCTGCTGCATCTTCAACACCATTGTTAATCATGGCATCAACATTTTCCTTATTGTAGTAAGGAGATACAGAACTTTCGCCACGGCGAGCGCGAGCAGCCTTACGAGCAGCAGTGCGTGCAGCACGGCGCTCCTTTGGAGTAGCCATTGCCTGCTCTAGTACAGGGAAATCTTCCTGCATCTCAATAGCAGCACGCTCTTGTAGTTTAGAAACATATTCATTGACTGAACGAGTGCGACCTTTACCACCGACTGCCTCTGGCAATACGATGTGTGACACACCACCAGCACGCTTGTCGTCTGCAACAACAGCACGACCATAGCCATTATCGCGTAGGTACTTGTAGATTGGTGAGTTTTGGTCTTGCCAACCCTTTGAACTTACCCATGCTCTGAAATTTGAAAGTTTGTTATCAAATGCTAACTCGCGGAGTTCTACTGGAACATCGCTCCACTTGGTTAGGTATAGAGCCTCTCCATAAACACGAACTGCATTTACAGAACCACTGCCACCTTTAACACGGAATACCGCACGGCGGAATAGTTCTGGGCTAACATTGAGTTCGCCTTCTTCGGCAAGACGAATCTGCTGGAAGTCAAGGGATTCAACCTTGCGCCAGCCACGGGCTGTGCGCATTTCAACTTCTCTGCCAGCGTTCTTAGCAGCAATCATGTCTGTTAGCAGGTTATCTGCTGCATCATCAAGTGTTGCTGCTCTACGCTCTGCGCCTTTTTCAGAAGCACGAGCCTTCTTAAGAATTGCCTTATTATCTGCAATTGTTTGACGAAGAAGGTTTACATCCCACTGGGTTGAGCCAGAGGCAGCAATGTCTTTTTCAGCCTGAACAATCTTTTTCTCAGCATCGCGGATAGCGCGTTGTGCTTGAGAAATTCTTGCATCAACATCTGTAATCTTTCCAGGGCGACCAGATGGTGTTGCTAGATAGTTCTCTGCAGAGTGGAAGGTTGCACCTTCTGAGTATCTGCGAGCAATAGTTGGTGATGCAGATGCCGCTAATGCACGGGTTTGGTCTAGGGCAAATCCCGCCTCTGAACTTCCGTGATAGAGGGTAACTGATTCTAGGTCAGCCAATGCTCCACGCAGCGTGGTTAACTCATCCTCTACGGTGAGTGGACCAACATCTCCAGTTAGACGAACTTTAAACTTGTCTGTTTCTATATCTCGTATGCGCTGTGAGATAGCCTTTGCAAGTTGCTTACGGCTCATGTCAATAGCACGCAACTTATCAACCTCAGTCATAAAGGCATATTGCATTGTTGGAATATCGTCAATGCGACCAGCCATAACATTTACTTGGTCAATAAGACGGGTAAAGCCAACTTTGCGATTACCAAAGAAACGCTTTACGCCTTCTGCTCCGCCTGCTGCAACCATTGCTGGCATAGCAAATCCCTTAGCCAACATAGATAGTTGTGCTTCGGTAATGTTACGAACAGTATAACCAAGGCGCATAAGCACAGAGGTTTTAAAAATGTCGTTAATCGTACCTAGGGCAGATAGTCCCTTTTGTGTACGGAAGGTCAAATCTTCAAAGTTAAGTCCATCAAGGATGCCAGGAAGAATACGCTCATGTGAATCAATTGCATACTTTAGTTTGCGCAAGTCTGCGATGATTACAAAGTTTGCTGATTCGCGCTGTAGTACTGGGCTAACAGCGTTTACAACTTGACCGTTTTCTAAGTAAGAAACAAAGCCTTGGTCGCGGTGCTGCTTAATGCGTGATGCACGGCGATAATCAAAAATTGCATATAACTTTTCAATTGTCTGCTGGTCATAGTTTGGAAACAATGTAGCCATTGCATCCATTTCAGCACGCTTAATAACAACCATGCGCTCGCCTTGAGTAGCAGCGTTTAAATACTGGTCAGCGTAATTTGCAGCCCGTGCGCCAAATGCGCCCTTTGACAACTCATTAGCCTCACGCAAGAAAGCATTAAACTCAATATATGAGTCACCATCGTTAACATTAAATACACCACTTGGCAATTCTTTGGTGAAGTAGTTAACAACCTTAACGATTGGGTGAAGGCTTGTCTTTTGGAAAACTACAGAGTCTGGTTCAGCAAAAGTTAACTGTGCTTGCTTCTTAGACTTCTCAGCAAGTTTACCTTCCCAAGGTCCACGGCTAAAACCATACTTAATCTGTCCACCAGTTTGTACAGTTTCTAGCGCAGCACGGAAGCGGTCATCTTCTTCTTTTAGTTTGCCAACATAACCACCAAGTGCCTCATTGTACTTAGGTGAGGTAATCAAATCTCCATCGCTTTTGCCTTCAAGGAACATACGCTGTGGGTGTGGCACATCGTTCATGTTCTCAAGAACAATTGCTGCCTCAGCATCGGCATCTGCAATTTTAGAAATTGAGTTTGTATCCTTGAACATTACTGCTCTAAAAGTATCTACAACTTCTTGCTCATTAGTGGCGCGACCAAAAAGATACGCCATGGCATCTGGGTTGGTTACTTTCTTTTTGCGCCAGTATTCATACTGCTCACGAGCATTTGAGCGAGCAAGGAATTGAACATCTGTAAGTCCTTCACCAGTTCCCTCAAGGGCTTTAGTAAGGATGTTATCCATACGCTCTGGTGTCATTGCAAACTTACCAAATACAGCACGGGCTGTGCGACCAGAAATTTGGTCAAGCATCGGAGCCTTGGCTGCAATAACAGCACCCTTACCCAAGAAACCAGTAAAGGTTAATGGGTCAATAATTGTTGATGCTGTGATGTCTTGTAAGCCAGATAAAAACTTACCTGTGTACTGCTCACTAAAAGCAATTTTTCTATCTTCAGGGTCAAATACATCAAAACCAGCAGATAGGAATTTAAAGTTATTCTCTGTCCAATCTTGAAGCCAACCACTCTTTTCTCCGCCAGCAGAGCCTGGAGAAAGAACAGAAAGCGCTGCTTGACCAAGTGAAATGTTTTCTTTTTCTTTTTCAACGCGGATGGTGTAATCAGCGTATGACTCACCAGGGCGTTTAAACTTGTTGTACATGAACGGTTGGTCAAGGAGTGTTTCAACACCTTCACGGCGTACTCTGCCACCTAGTTCGTATGATGCTTCACCAACAGCAAGCAATCCACCAACAGCAGCGCGAACTGGAGTTGTGGCAACCTTGGCTGTGTTCTTAACAAAGTTAATGCCATCTACATACCACGGGTCATCATTAGAGCCTGCAGTTGCTAAGTCTTTAAATAGTCCTGGTAAACCAGTAAAGTCAATTGCTGACTTTGCTAACTTACCTAAATTATCTAACCAACTCATCCGCCCTGTACCTGACTACGGATGTAGCGATACCAGTTGCGGGTTGCATTAGATGCCTGTGGTGATTCGGCAATCTTTGCATAAAAAGGCAGGTATGCAGCAAGGGCTGCAATATCTTCATTGTTCTGTGCTTGCAACATACTTGGCGCAGCCATTACTTCTGAACCAGCATTTGGTCCAAGTGCAGCACCTGTATCAACACCCTCATCTGGATATTGTGTTGGTGCGCCAAGTGGAACAATTCCTGCAAGGCTTATTTTTGGAGCAGCGTTACCCATAGTTGCTTGTTTTGCAGCAATCTCAGGGTTTGCTCCAGCCATAGGAGCAGAGGTTTGCATGTCATAAAAATCTTGTGCGTTATCAATACCTGCTGCGTATCGTGCAGGTTGTCCATTGGTACCTGCGCCACCTGTGGCGGATACTTGAAAATTATTTTCTTTACGAATTGCCATGTTTACCTCTCGCTAAAATAGCGCTCATTTCATTTAAATTTAATTGAGCAGTTTTGGGACTTGCTCAGGTCTTTAAATTACTTGCTGCGTGAACCGCGTGTTCCGCTTGGATTGCTTGAGAAGTATGTCTTGCCACCCTTTGAGGAAGCCTTCTTAGCCATAAGTGGCTTCATTGTGTTTGGCTTTCCTGCTGAACCTTGGTTTGCTGGCTTCTTGCCTGCTGCCTTCTTCATTTTCTTCATATCGTCACCTCCCTTACACTGGTAGTCGTCTGACGAGGGAAGCCTGAAGATTAGGTTCGCCTCTTTGGGTTAAACTTGCTAAAAGCGATTGAACATCTGGGCGACCACCAGGAGCAATTTGTCCTGGAGCAACACCAATCATCCGACCTGTAGCACTTAAGCCTTCAGGAAGTTGCCCCTCACCTGGAGGGACCGCACCTGGCAGCCCAAGCATGTCGGGACTTACTGCTTCAGGGGTCATCGCACCAGGTGGGGGATTCTCTGGTTGGAACGCTTCTGATACTGCCTGCTCAATTGGCGTACCCTTTTGGCGTTCGTTAATGACTGTAGACAATTTGTACAAAATATCTGACGGATTTTGTCCTTGTGAAGCAAGTGCAGGAATAGCCTGTGCGTAAGAAGCAATTGCTTGCTTCATTGCATCACGCAAATCCTCGGTGTCAACCTTTTCTTCTTCTTGTGTTGCATTGAAAGAGAAAGGCATCTGACGGCGTAGGAAGTCACGGGAAATCAATTTATCTCCACGAGCCTGTAGACCAAAGACCAAAGCGCGGTTAGGGTCAAGTCCTGCCATCAAACCATACTGAACATCAACGGTGTAGTCACCATCAATGTCGCGTGCTGGCTTATATTTAATTGCGTATGGAACTCCGTTGCGTGTACCGCGTAGAGTTTTTTCCATGTCGCCAAAAACTTTTTCGTCAACCTTGAGTGCAAGCCCAATAAGTTCTACGAAGGCACGAGCAAACATTGCATGTGCAGTTTTAATTTGTGTATCAAATCCGCCCATAAGAGCCTGTACGCCACGACCTGTAACGATAGAAGCATCAATGTTTCCTGTGCGTGATTCTGGGTAACGACTTCCTAGGCGCAGTTCTCCCTCAAGAACCTGCTGCTGTGCAAAAGCACCTGCTGGTATCTCAATTGGCAATCTGCGAACATCTGAAGGTCGTTCAGTTCTAATAACAGCATCTGGTCCAAAGGCTAACTCATTTACATCTTGAGGGGCTACAAGTGGTGCTTGAACCGCTTTAGTTGCTGCTTCAAGAGATAGAAGCGCATAGCGAGCCTTAGCAACCTGAATTGCAAGAACATCGTCAAATTGACCTCGCGTTTCGCCATCCAAGGATGGTCGCTTAACAACGCGAACAAGACACTCACCAATCGGATTAGGCGTTCTGTCAATGACAATATTGTTTCTTGAAGGGACAAAAAGAATATCTTGGTCTTTGTCATGGTAGCGAACAATCTCCAACATTGAATCTGTAGAATCTTTGTCATACAGTAAATGTGCATACTCTGGGTATGCGCTCATCAGTTCAGCCAAAGGCTTCTTGATGCGCTGATACATGCCGTGTACTTTTCCAAATCTGTCAATGATTGGATAGCATCCATAGGAATCAAAGAAACGGATGCGTGGCATGTTGTTCTCTAAATCAACTTCAACCTGAGCAGGTACGAATCCGTAGGATACATAACGGTCTGCTGCAGGAAACATCTGTGTTTGTAAGTCTGAGAAATCAATAATGCCGTTAACGATTTCTTCTCGTTTGTCAGCCTTCTTGCGTTCTTTGTCAGACACCATAGATGGGGAATTACAGTTAAATGCGGGTAGTGGCGCTATAACTTCAGACAAGTCACGAGCGGAAATATCCACCATGTTTGCAACGATAGGATTCTCAAATGGTCCGTCTGGGAACAAATCTGGGAAAACATCGCGCATGCGACCCTTACGAACAAGAAGCACTTGTTCCATGCGGGTGTCACGGTCAGAATACAACTGGCGATAACGCTCATAGTTGTCCTTGATTTCGTCTAGCGAGAGTGGCACACCCACCTCCTGTTCTAATAGATGTCGCTGAGTGATACGGTGTATTGCTTGGATTTATCGTATGGAGTTTGGAACATAGACAAACTGCTATGTGTGCGTGCATAAGTTCTTGCATTAGCAACACGGTCACGGCATCCAAGTTCTGCAAACCAAAACGCCATCACGGTATCTGTCTTTTGTGCTTTAGGTGCATCTGGATACCAAGTGATGAGTTGTTCAATTAAAGTCTTTATACCTTCTGAGGCGTGAGTTGATGGGAACTCAATAAGAGCATGTCCATCTTCCCAACCGTGGAATAGTGTCGTCAGGGATGCAACTCCGAAGTTGGTGTCCCATTTGTTTTGACCCGTATGATGTTCTCGTAAAGTTGCACCCCGTGACGAGAGGTATTCCCGCACCTCACGGTCCTGAGTTAACATCGTTTGGAAAGCATTTTTCTCAATACGCCACTCAGAAATTTTGTACTGGTCTGTCCAGTCTTTAATTAATTCTCTAATCTCATCTGGTTTCATACCAGCCTTGTTTGATACATCTAGCAGATAGCGTTTCTGTGTAGAAATATCTATTGCTAAACATACGGCTGCTGTATAGCCAGAGCCTGCGGGGTCAAGACCAGCAATCACAATAAGTCCATCCATGCCGTGCGGTCTTACACCAGCCTTGCCTTTAGGTATTCGCCCGACATTTCTAGCGCCGTTGATAACACCCTTAATAGCATCAGATGGAAATGCTGAATCTTCATGTACCTGCTGTTGCTGATAGACCATTGCCCATAGGTTTGGAGATAGACGGCTGCGCTTCTTTAGAAGTGCGTGTCCATCCCACTTGCGGTACAGACCGTCTTTGTCTGGTACGCCTTTACCTGATACAGGAGCCATGTTGGTCTTAGCCCAGAGAGTTACCCATTTGTCTGGGTCCTCGTCAAATTCTAAAACGGCAGGTTGTGCGAAGTAAGTCCAAGGGGAAGTTTCATCTGGGTATCGCATAGGGTCGCGCAATTCGGAGTACAAGTCCTTTGGTCGCAAGCGGGTTCCTATGAGAAGCAGTTTGCCCCCATCCTCATCAATACGGGACATAACTTCAGACTGAATCCAGTCAATCTGCTTTTCGTACTCATGGGCGTTGGTGTTATCCACGCAGTCATCCATGATGATTAAGTCAGCACGAGCGCCGTAGATATGACCACGGATACCTATAGCCTGAACCGTAGGGTCTTTTTCGCCTGAGTCACGCGCCTCTGAGGAGAGGTAAATTAAGTCCTGCTTCCACGAATCAGAATTCTTTTCAAAGCCACCTGGAGGTCCAAAGGTGAGTTGTAGGTCCTGATACTTAGGATGCGTTAGTCTGTTCTTGATGGAGAGCAGGAACTTTTGCGCCATAGCCTGTGTCTTGGACACAATCATGATTCTGATATTAGGGTTCTGGCAAATCCGATAAACAGCATAGTTGACCGTAATGGTCGTAGACTTTGCGTGTTCTGGTGGGGTATTAACAATCAGTAAGTCGGGTGCGCCTACCTCGTAGGTTATGGCAGGGTGTACATCCGATGGTTCTCTACCCTCTAATAAATCTATCCAATGGCGTTGGTGTGTAAACACCTGAGTGCCTAAATACTTCTCTGAGAATTCGGGGAAGGGTGGTACTTCCCCTCTAGCAGACCCAATCTCTCCACGAGCGGTCATGCTTCTCACTTTGTCCACGGCAGTGGCAAACTCAGAGTCTACCTTTCGGTAGTACTCATAAGTCTTGACACTTCTGCCTACGGCATCCATAGCCCTTTGGACAGAGTAGCCCTGCATTAAAAAATCTATAATTTGCTTTTTGATGGCATCGCTTTTATGCGAAGCAGAGGTAGTTCGTTTTCTTTCCATAGCATCTCCCAAGACGGGGTATTTGGAGTCTTGGGGCTAAACTCCTAACCGAAGGCGTAGTCCAAACGAAGCCGAAGGTTAGGGCTTCTACTAGGGGCGACCCATAGGGTCGCAGTTAGTGTTCGGAGGCTCCGATAATTTCGCCTCCTCACTAATACTATAGGTGTCCAAAAGGTCCTTATCGGACACTTTTGGGTGTGTGATTTACGACACACTATGGAGTAAATACATAAAAGCGCAGGTCAGAGCCACATTTATGGGGGGCGAGGACTAGCAAAGTTATGTGTATACATACACATACACATACACTCGCTGCTTTTAAAAACCCTGGGGTGCTGACAAGCACCTCGCACTGCTACTTGCAAGGCTGCACGGCTAGGCTTGGCACTGCATTGCTTGGCTTGGCTGCAACACTGGCAGGCAGGCGGGCTTTTACTCGCACAATCTTGCGCGTGTATCTATCGCCCGCGCCCCGCAGCCTGCACCGTTTAAACACTCAAGCATTGTGCGCACAATCGCAGATAGTTGAAAGTTCAACCAAATGCACAAGCAGCGCCCGATAAGTTACTCACCAGTAACATGCAAAAAACTCAATAAAACACGGGAAAATCTAACAACCGCGTTTTACCAAATTGCATAAAACCAGTGTAAAACAATGACTTTAGCCTTGTTACTCTTGAGTAACTTAGCAAAACTGGCAGCCGTTGAGCCTGCTGCATCGGTAAACCGTGAGAATCAAGAAACGGCAAAACACTCAAAAAACCCTTATTTTACGCTGTTTTTTGGGTGCTTGTAATTGTTTAAACTCTATGTCACACTTTCACCAGTGGCGCACACGGCGCCCAACGACTGGAGGCAAGACAATGGCACGACAAGCAGCAACACCAACTGCAACCAAGCAGACAACCCGTTTAAAAAAGGTTCTCTGCGAGGTTGACGGTTACATAGCAAGAATCTCTCGCTCAACCCTTATCACCTACGGCAGCCCAATCTGCCCTGCATGCAACCAACCAATGAGAGAGGCTCGCTAATCATGACAACTTTTGGCATGGAATTTGAGGTTCAAGGAATCTCACCACAACGCGCTGCGGAGCGTTTAAACGCTGCGGGGATTGTCTGCAATCTGCCACGCGCTCAACATGAAACCGACAACAACTGGAAAGCCGTTTATGACGGCAGCGTGTCCAACGGTGCGGAGGTTGTTAGCCCAATCCTCAACCCTGCCCGTTTAAACGAGGCTCATAAAGTCACCAAGGCGCTCAAAAATGCAGGCGCACGGGTTGACCGTGCCACGGGCTTTCATGTCCACATCGGTTTAAACGCTTTTGATGCAGGCATGGGAGCGCCCGTTAGCCGTAACGCGGAGAATCTCGCCCGTTTTATCCTCAACTATTACTCCATGCACTCCGCAATCGCAGCGCTTGTTGCGCCTAGCCGTTTAAACAACCGCTATTGCAGAATTCTCACCCGTGATTTTGCGGAGCGCCAAGCCTCCCACAGTTTAAACGACAACATGGGCGCGTTTAACGGTGACCGCTACACCTCGCTCAATCTTGAATCCATGCACCGCCACGGCACCGTGGAAATCCGCCTACACCAAGGCACGCTCAACGGTGTTAAGGCAATCGCATGGAGCCAGTTTATTGCGGGCTTAATCCAAGCCAGCGTGCAGGGCGTGGATTTAACAACCCAAGAACACCTCAACCCATGGAGCAACCCAACCGCGCCAAGCGTTGAGAATTCTGCCCTACTCATTGACACGCTCGTGTCAGGCAATCACCTCAACGCCAGCACGGGGGACTGGCTCAAGGGTCGCGCAGCCCGTCTAAACGGGTAAGCGCGGGCAGCCTGCCCCTAGTGGGCTAAGCGTGGGTGCAATCCCCACGGCAGGCACGAACGCCACGGAAAGACCGTTGCGTTTAAACAGAAACGGACTGGAAACCATGAACACAGAACCAACCGCACGCCAGCAATTCGCTCGTGACTTGCTGCTCGTATTAGATAACACAGGCTCAGCCTATGAAGAAATCAGAAACAAGGCGATGCGTTTAAACAACGACACCTACCAACTCGCCCTCTTTATTGAGGAATTTGTGGAGAATAAAATCGCGGAAGCCATGAAGCAACGCCCAAGCGATTACACCGCCAGCGTTGGAACGCTACTCATTGCCCAACTCTGCAACGGGTGGGGATTAGATGCGTATTATCCAATCGCCAAGGAAATCATGGAACGCCTAGACGAGAGCGCAGGTGTTTAAACATGTACGAAAATCTGCTCCCGTGGTGGCTCGTTTGGATAGACGGGCGCGTGTTGTTACTGCTCACGCTCACCGTTTACTTCGCACGAAAGGCGTTTAAACGATGAGCCTATCACGCCAAGAGATTGCAGCGTGGAACCAATACGGGAAACGCTACGACAAGAACGACAACTGTTTAAACTGCGGGGAAAATTTCTACGCAGCGCACCAACCAACATGCCCGTGGTCAGATGATTGCGAGCGTTTAAACACCGTCATGTGTGGCGATTGTTTGCGTACCGATTGCAAAGGTTGCAGATAATCCCGCCCTATGTGATACACTTCACCCATTAACCGAACACCTACAGACTGGAGAAAAATAAATGTGCGGAATCGCAGGCTATTGCTTAGACCCTAAGCATTACTCACGCATTACAACATCAGACCTCGCAGGGCAGATGCTCTACGACATTGAACACCGTGGACAACACGCCACGGGCGCTGCATGGATTAACCCACGCAACGGCAGGCGTGTAATCAGCAAGGCAGCAGCCAGCGCGACAAAGTTCGTGCCAAAGGCAGGCGAGCGCCTATGTGCAGGCGCAACCACTGCAATCTTGCACACGCGTTGGGCTACACAAGGCTCACCAACTAACAACAACAACAACCACCCAATCCCACGCGGTAAAATCGTACTCACACACAACGGACACATCAGCAACGATACCGAATTGTTTAAACAACTAGGTGTGCCTCGTGTCGGTCAGGTAGATTCAGAGGCTGCTGCTGCGCTCATTGCGTTTGCAGACGGCAAGCCTTGGGAAATCCTCGCCGAGTTATACGGCACGGCAGCGCTCGCATGGATTGGGCAGCATGACCCACGAACCCTGCACCTTGCACGCGTTAACTCATCACCGTTGTGGATAGCGCAAGCCAACACAGGCTCCCTATTCTACGGCTCAACGCAGCAGACAGTAGAGAACGCAGCCATTATGAGCGACTGCGAAATTGACTGGCTGCATGAGGCAGCAGAGGGTGAGTATTTCAAAGTGCGTGACGGTCACATCACCGAGTATCAGACTTTCACGCCTCGCAAATACGAACCAACAAATTGGTGGAGCAACTATCGCCCCGCCTCATCGTATGCCACGGACTTGGATTATCTAGGTCATTACAACACACGCAAGGCAGACCGCTATGCAAAGTGGTGGGAGGATAAGGAAGAACTACCCTTCTAATAGTTTAAACAGAGAGAACCCCTGCTGCGGCGGGGGTTTTTCTTTTGTTTAAACATCGTTAGCACTCTGGTGCTGTGACTGCCAGAAATTATACCAACTGTTTAAACACCAGACATGTCACGCTACCACAAAGTAACTTCTTGTCAAGCGTTTAAACAACACGCAGAAAAATTTTTTTATTATCTTTATTAAATGCTTGACTTTTATTTTATGCGTATGAGAAACTTGCGACATGACAGAAAACGAACTAACACAACAAGAGATAAACCAACTACGCGCCCGCTTGTTTAACAAAGCGGAACACATCTTGAGAGAACTCCACCGTGACGACTTTCAAATTATCTATGCCGAACTATGCAGGGAAGCAGGGATACCAAACAAACACGAACACAAGCAAAGTGTACGCGAGCAATACAAAAACCTAATCCAAACAATGAAACGATAGGAGAACAAACCAAATGTATCTAGGGACTGGAGAAATGGCAGGCATAATCATAGCCCTGCTCAGCGCGTTAATCGTACTGGCTCTCGCCATGAGAGATAACGCACGCTTGAATAAGTACAACGCCTACCTACGCAAGCGCAACTTAGAACTTCTCAAGAAACTTGAGAACTCAGTAGAAAGACCTTTCTAAATGAGCAGCCTATGGAAAGCAGAAATCACAGACGACATGGTGAAACACCTAAGTCTTGACCAACGCAAAGAATTGTTTAAACAACTTGACGATGCCGTTGAACGAATAGCCTCGGAGGTTGAGGTAGGCAGGGAGTTTAAACATGAGGTTCAAAAATGAGAGAGCGTTGTTCAGATTGTGGAGAGTATCGCAACTCATCAAACTTGTTCAGTACAGAACGCGGAGTAATCTGCGGGAAATGTATGAAAGAGTTTAAACATGACTAAACAATTCTCTTACGCAATTTATTTTGACGGAACCAAATGGCAGTTAGACATTGACACGGAGGAACAAGCCTTTCCAAATGGAACTGTCTATGATACCGAAACCAAATCGTGGGACTATGCCTATCAGGGTGACGGTAAATTTATTGAGGGTGCGCAAGAAGCAGACAAACAACTGCAAGACATGCTCAACAAAATGAATCAAGAAAGGTCAGGTGTTTAAACATGTGCGAACATGGCTGGACTGAAAGCCTAGATACTCTCACTGAAAATAATAAATGCAACTGCGGGATAATAGTTTGCCTAGACTGCGGAGCAGAGTTTGATAAATCAGGCGAACAAGTAGCGTTGGGAGTTTGAACATGAGTTACAAGCATGGAGAGAACCACGAGAACTGCTGGCGCGATTGCGACAAGCACACCGAAGCGGAGTGTTTTGTTTTTGATTGCCCCAATAATGCAGCGCCTCAATACGACTGCGAGGTGGCACATGTTTAAACGCAAAGTATGGAAAGCGCCACGAATAAAGAACCCTGCTAAGTGCATAGACTGTAACGATGTCTACGAATTAGACGGACTTAACTTAGACCTACGGTGTAGCGATTGCGTAGACCAATGGTTAATAGACGACATGGAAATGGAGGAAAGCGAGTGAACTTAAATAAAGAACTACTCAAAACTCAATACAATTTCTTGGCATCATACCCTTGGCGAGAGGGAGATGAGCCTGAACAAGTGACGGGAATACTTAATTTATTAGAGGGACTATTAGAGGAGGAAAGTAATGGCTAAAACAATTACCATGAGTTTTGAATTTCCTGATACCTACGACTTCTATGAAATCATAGACGAGGTAACGCGAGTTTCATACCCAATTCATACACAACTATCTTGGAAAGTATTGGAGAAAAAAAATGACTAAGAATCCTGAAAAAATTATGAAAGATGTGATAAACGCCTTCGTTGAATACAACAATTCAAATGCGGTGGAACAATCACCAGTGCGAGGAGTAGTTATCCGACCTAATGGAACGCATACCGAAGGGTTGTTTAAACAACTAGCAGATTACCAAAGTGCTATTGACGGTTGGATTACTGCGGTGCGTTTATACGATTACAACGGACAAGAGATTGCGTGTGCCTATGTAGATGATGAGGGGTTGTTAAAGAACCTGCCATTAAATCCTATGGCGAGCGCCTTATCTTTCTTGTTTGGTAACACACCACACCTTGTGGGTAACGCGGTGATTGTTGGGCGCTCAGATGATGAGGGTTACGACACAGACCTGCCCGAATTTATCCTTACGCTGGTGCGAAACATCAGTGCTAAACAGGAGAAGGAAGCATAATGTTTAAACGATTAGTCGCTATCTTCCTCATTGTTACTGCATCGGTAGCAATAGACGACAGGTTTTTTGATAAAGACCATGTGCCTCTCACACCATTGGTTAATGATGGCAAAGTGGCAGGCACAGTGGTTGCCTTTTACGAGAACGAATACCAACGCTATGCAGTAGACATGCTTACACAAATGGGCAAACTAGAACAGTGGACTTGCTTGTACACACTATGGACACGCGAGAGTAACTGGAATCCACGCTCACTTAACCGTAAGTCAGGTGCCTATGGCATTGCACAATTCATGCCAGCAACATGGAAACTCGTAGGGTTTAAACGAACTGATGACGGGTTCGTACAAGTGGAAGCAGGGCTTGCGTACATACAAAGAAAATACGGAGGCAACATCTGCAAAGCGCTCGGTTCAAATCTATCAAGAGGGTGGTACTAATGACCGAATACCAAGAACTAATAGAGGGATTGCGTAATCACCTCATACTCAGTGGGCTAACCTACAACGCAGAGGTACCCACTCAGCCAGTAATCATCAGACCAGTACGCGTTGAAATGCTGGCAGCCACAGTCATGGAGTATTTAAATGCAGCAGGATACGCAAATACAACCAAGGTTTCATAGAATCAGAAAGGTGCTGCGTTTAAACAGCCGTGTTTACTACACGCTTGTTTACAATCCACGCAACTTCACAGATGCTAAATGCTACGGTGTACCTACCGAAGTATTTTATCCACCACAAGATAAGTTTTCTCCCGATGAGGAACGCTACATCAGGAATAGAATCTGCGGAGGCTGCCCAGTAATTGAAGCCTGCGGGGAGTGGGGACTAGCCCACGAACGCTACGGTATTTGGGGTGGCATGACACCTGCAATGCGTGAAAGAGAACGCAAGAAACGCAAGTGGGGATTAACCGAGCCTGCGTTGAGCAACAATCAAAGATAGGTTAAACTAGAACAGCAAGCACCGCCTAGGTTCCAGTCCCGAAAGCGGTGCTTGTTTATTTATGAAGCCGATTTATCACCAGTAATAATACGAATAGCCCAGTCAAGTCCAGCGTTTAAACCCTTAGACCACTCATCTTTTTCTGTGATTTTAGAGTACTCAATTTTCTGTACAAACTTTTCTATGAACGCCTTATGAAGAAGGTTAAAGCGCTCAATAAAATCATCATCTGTCATAGTTTAAAAACATTGTGCATTAGCATGAACACTTCTTCAGCCAAATCATCAAGAGTCCCATCGTTGTATAGCACTCGTTTAAACATGTGATTATCCATAGCGCGTTCACTTACATGGTCATTGACTGCTGCATGGTTGTGTCTGTTTATACGCCACACTTCCCCGCCACGCTCCTCAATCATGCGTGCTTCATTAGGGAAACGAACATCAGGTATGACTATGCGCTCGCCTTCATTGACTTGATTAAACAAACGCCACACCCATACATCTTGGTGGATTTGTTGGCGACCAACTTCAGTACCCATAACCTGTAATAAACGGCGCACTTCATCTTTAGCCTTGGCTACTTCCCAACCGTACATCTGCACTATCTCGTTTAAACGGTGACCATCATGCAAGATTGGATTCAAAGCAATCAACGATTCACGAATACCATCAGCAAACGCCATGCGTTTAAACCCGTAGTTCAATACGAGCAACTCAGCAACTGTATCCTTACCGCTTCGGGCATAACCGCTTAATCCAATAATCACTCTTGCTCCTCCTGATTTCTAATTTCTGCTCGTGCTTCTGCATTACTACGAACGCGCCTACGACCACGCCATACTGGTGCTTCGCCACCTAACCTGTCTTGCAGTTTAACTATCGCACGCTTGACACGCTTGCGCATTGCTTCCTCCGTGGTTCCATAAGATTCAGCAAGCGCACCAAACTCCATACCACCGTTGGCATAACGCATGCGCAGTAAGTCTTGGTCTGCCTTGTTTAAACGGTCAAGCCCTGCTGCAACATCTGACAGCAAAGCAACGCGGTTACCACCTTCGGAAGGCTTAGCACTACGAGAAATGTATTCACTACTCATGTCTGGTGTATCAGTCCAACCTTGGTGTGTCCATACATCACGCAATAGTTCATGTAACACCTCGTGTGTGTAATAAAAACTATCGTTGATTGGTGAGCGAGATAAATGCGAGCGCTCTTTGGCAACATACTTTTGCGCTTCGTTATAGAAAGTTTTGCGCAGTTTAAACTTCAGGCTTTCTTCATCAGTCCACTGCTCTATCTTGTGCCAGTGTTCTAATGCCCACAAGGATAAGTGCTGGTACAAATCATCAGTGGTTACGATGCCACGATGCATACGATTAGCACGGGTTGCAACTTGACGGGCTACCCCGTAAATAGTTTCCCAAACTTTATCTTGGCTATCCATCTTTTGGTTCTGCTTTCTCGTTCTTTAGTTTACGCATTGCCATAAGCAAATCATCAACGGTGATGAGATAACCCTTGCTCTTGTTCGGTGGAATCTCGCAAGTAATCTCACGACCAAACTCTTTAATCGCATACAAAACATGAGAGGTTGGCACCATAAGTACGCCCTGTTCAAGTACGAACGCCCAGTAATCCGCTTCGGTTACCATCACGCCCGATGCTTCCCATGATTTTGATTTCATGTACCAACACTCAACTTCTATGTAGAGATTGTTGGTTACCCACCATTTTCTATCTCGCTTTACTTCTACCTTCTTGCCTTGGGTTAGCAGTTCTTCAACTAACTGTTCACCCTTTCGCCCGTATCCAAAGTCCAAGTCAAATGATGAGTTCTTTGCCACTGTTTAAACACCCACTCGTTTGCGCAATCCCTCTGCTCCTTCAGCAAGGAACACATCGTTGACATCGCAGTTGTCAGGCATGAACACGGGGAATACATTGTCCAATTCTCGTGAGAGGGTCTTAGCCATCTCTTTACCTGCGTTGTCACCATCACAAAACAACATAATCTTTTCCCAATCCGCAAGGACACGGGAGTAAAACGGTTTCCAGTTGTTTGCCCCAGGCAAACCAACCGCAGCAAAGCCCACTTGCGTGGCAATGATGGTATCTAGTTCACCTTCACAAATCACAAGCATGTCAGCATCTTTATCCAATGCTTGAACATTGTAAATGTGAGTGCTTGCTCCTGGTCTTGATAAATATTTTGGTCCACTATCATTGTTTAAACTGCGGAAACGGATGTCAACTACACCTGATGGAGTTAAATAAGGGATAGCCAACTTACCAAGGTAAGGTTCGTGTCCCGCTTCAGGATTCGCCACGAAGCCGAGGCGGAACATACGCGCTGTCGCCTCTGTTATACCGCGACCCGTCAGGTACGGCAGCGCCTCGCTTAGGTTTCCTTCGTAGTTCTCCGTTGCTTTCGCCAGTAATTCTCTCTGCGATTTTGAGAGCCTCGCCATAGGTAACTCCTTCTCGTTTCATAATAAGTGAATACACATCGCCTGCCATGTCGCAAGCAAAACATCTAAAGCCACCGTTGTCTATGTTTAAACGAGCCGACTTTACATGGTCATTGTGGAAGGCGCAACGCACTGATTGCCAACCTCCACGATTGGTAGAGATTACAAATCCGTAATGCTCAAGTACTTTAACGATGTCATGCTTAGAGGTTGGCGAGGACATCACTGAGTTTCTGAACGACATACGCTTCACCAACTCCCTTGTTGCTTGCCTTGATAATTACCAATGGCGTAGGTGCAACGGCTAGTCGTTTAGCAACTCGGTAGTTCTCTGCTTCAATCTCTGCTTCTCGTATCCACCCACTTAAGTCAATGCGCCCATCACGGCGTGGAGCCTTTGCTTCTACAACATAGGCACCGTTAACCCCTGGAACATACACATCGCCCACATCATTACGACCTGCACGAGGCAAACGCTGTGCGTTTAAACCTTGCTCCATAAACCAATCGGCTAAGTCAATCTCCCATGCTGCGCCTCTACGCTTGTTGCTCTTTTGCTGGCTCATGCTCTCTCCTTTCGGCTGCTTCTACTGCTGCCCAATACAAGTTGTAGTAAGCATCGTCAAATGAAAATCGTTTCATGTGCTTGGCAATCACACCAGTGTGTGCATGTACGGGTATACCCGCAGCCTTGACCTTACGGAAGAAGGCAATGTCCTCACCAATAAACTTCTCACCACGCTCGTTATTCTCACCAAACCAAAAGTCATCAGGAAACTTCTCGTTTAAACCTTTGAGTACGCTCTTGTGCATTAGCACTAATCCCATGCCAGCGTTGTCAACCTTTACTACTTGGTTCTTAGGTAAAGGGTGAAGATACTTAACCTCGTATTGGTTTCCAGTTTCATTAAATACACATGGCATAGGTTGCATCAAAGAACTTTCCATGCCCTTGCTAATGAAGTAAACACCGCTAACTACTGGGCGTGCCACTTTGTCAGCCGTATCCCATAGGGTCTTGAGCATCTCCTTAGTTAGCACAATGTCGGAGTCAATCCATAACGCCCAGTCAGTGTTAACCTTCTGCCACATCTCTATGGCTGCTTGGCGTTGGCGTGCTATCTGATTGCCTTGTACACGGATAGCGTTATTAACTGGCACACCTATTGTTGGAGCATGGATAAGTGTGTATACCAAACCCTCAGTAAACTTTCCATCAGTGTTACCGTTGTCGCACCAAATGATAGATAAAGTTTCTTTATTACTATGCGCCATGGTTATGCATCCTTTTCTCGGAGCGGTCAATAATGGTCATTGCGTTCTCGGCTAACTCTTTAAAGTTCTCCGACATAAGAATTAGTTTTTCGGCGACTTCTTCTCTGCACTCTGCTCCGTGTTCTTCCCTGAGATGAGCAGCAAGTTGCGCCACATAGTCAGCAAACTGGAGTGACTCAAGCCAGATTGCAGATGGGTTGAAGATTTTGTTTGTTGCTTCATCAACATATTCCACAAAGTTTGGAAGTTCATTGAGTAGAGTTTCCTTCAACTCCTTCGGAAGTTTCGCCTGCTGGATTGCTTCCTCCACCATCTCTGGTGTAATTGACTGTTCCCCCCGAAAGAAGCGTTTTGTATTCTTCATCTGTGAGTTCCTTGAATTGACCCGTTTCCTTCTTCCGCCAAACATAAGTTCTCCATCCCACTGTCCAAGTAAAGTTCTTCGGTAAAAACATCAACTGCGCTTTCATGTCTGTAATCAGTGTCTTGGTAGGCACAACTACATCTTGGCTATCTAAAGAACCCACAAGGTTTCCCTCATTGCCAACCTCTGTAAGTTCCCAATCAGAATTCGTCATCGTCATCCTCGCTTTCATAGTTATCAAAATCAATCACAACATCTACAACAGCCATAGCAACAATGATTGCTACTGCTACAAGTATTGCAAGCGAGGCAAACATGGCAAGGATAAACTTCACGGTGCCACCAAGTCCTTAATCTGCATACTGGCAGGGTCATAAGCAAGCCACACTGGTGTAGCGCCCGTTGAATCAGCAGGTCCATAACGGTTCTTAACCGCACATACACCCATTGAAGCAATCTGTCCGTGGACTGTAAGTATCAGAGAAGGGGTTTGGGCAACCTTTCCATGCAGCGATGAACGCGGAGGACATGGGTTTCCATTAACACCTTCACTTGTATGGTGACACACAACAACAGCAGCGCCAGTATCTCTAGCCCACCACTTGAGTTCACGCATAAGTGTGCGTAATCCGCCCCACTCATCTTGTCCATCAAGGGTTACATCTACTGCGTTGTCAAGCACAATGAGTTCAACATCTTTACCTAAGCGCTCGCGGGCTGCAAGGACTGCATCCTCTACATCTTTGAGCGTAGGTGCAGAATCAAACTCCCACATGATGTGGTCAGCAGGCTTGAGCATTTGCGCTGCCCACTCTCTGTCTGCTTCCATCATTGGTTCTACTTCTGCTTGAGTTCTACCAGTTAACATCGCAAGCAAACGCAAACTCATTGTATGTGAGTGAGTATCTGCGGAGATGTAAAGCGTTGGTACTTGCGCATGCACTGCAAGTGACAGAGCAAGTGTTGATTTACCAGCCCCTGGAGGACCAGCAATCATGCTTACCTCGCCCCGTCTAAACGCTATCTGCTGCTCAAGCAGAGAGCGCCACACTGTTGGCAGTGTCGCACCCCCTGCTGATGCAGTACGGATTGCGCGGGATAAGAGGCGCATTGTTTATACAGTCACCTTGTACTGGCATGCCTGACCCTGTGGCTTAGGGCATGCATAGAACGCCTTGTATGGGCGACCAGTTGACTTAGCAATACCTGCTGGTACGAAGCGCATTGCTCCGCCACCACAGGAGCAATCAGGTGCGCCTGCTGCTGGTGCTGGTTGTACTGGGCGTGGTGCTGCGGTAGTGCCGACAACGGCTGATTGTGGGAAAGCATCCTTGATAACTGCCATACCTTCAACAGTTTTCTCAAGGTCAACAAGCGCAGCAAGGCGCTGTGTTAGTTGGTCAAGTAGTAAGTCAAGTTCAGCACCATCGGTAGCACGAAGGTTAATCAACATGCCATCCTTCTTGGTCTTGAAGTTGATTTGGATTGGTGAGTTTTCACTCATCTGTATCTTCTCCTAGTTCAGGGTATTTGTGTGATTCGGAACCATTAACTGCATAGCATGCGTGATTGACAGAACATGTACCGCACATAAATCCTGGCTGTGGGATAAAGATGTTGTTGTCTACCGCAGTTTTAAAGCCCTTAACCTGTGAGGCTAAGCGCCGTTCAGTGTAGTGTGACAATTCTACTGGCTCAGTTAATTCACCAGTACGAGCCATGAAGTAGGCACCCTTAACAGGTCGGATACCCATAGCCTTGTCGCACATAATCGCGTATGTGCCTAATTGGGTATAGGTAACTGGTGGCTTGCTTGAAGTCTTGATGTCAACGACTACAAGTTCCCCATCGGGTGAAACCATAAGTCGGTCAAGAAAGCCCTTCATTAGGACTCCACCAATTTCTACATTGAGTTCAGTTTCAATGGCTGCTTCGCCACCTGATAGCAGGTATGGCTGGTACCCACTGTCTTGTCTAAACTGAATCCAAAAATCCACCATCTTGGGTCCATTATCCAACCACCATGATGCATCCTCTTTGTTGGGATACGCCTTAGTAGCCCTGCCACCAGCACGGAACGGCATGCCGTTGTCAGCAAGACGATAGTTTTCTTCCCATCTAGCAGCAAATACTGCAGTAGGGTCAAACCCATCGGGATTAGTGTCGTATATTTCTGTTGCCTCATGTAGAGATTTACCACCTACAAGCCAGTAGGATGGATTCTCAGGCACTTTCTGTATGCGGGTAAGGTAGAACGACCAGCCACAGTTGAGCCATGTAGACATGGCGCTGTGGGAGATGTAACCTTTCCCAGTCTTTTCTTCAAGTGTCATTTATTCTCCTTTGCAATAGAGGAGTTTACATACACCTCGCTCCTCTATTCTGCGACACGCCGAGAGAACTACACTCTTGTAATTAAAAAATCACTATACTCCTGTTCGTGCAGAACGGGTTAAGTGTATGTGTCTGCTGAAGCGGAAGCGAAAGCAGGCTGTATTTAAGCATAGTTATCGTGGTATTCCAACTCACGCCTGCCCGTGTGGTTCAGTTCTTTTAAAGGTTAATTGTATTTTTGAAAATGGCGAAATTGCTTTGTGGTTTACCGAAGCAGAGTGTGCTTTATGTGGCGCAGAATTAACCGCTCCAACTCCAGAGGATTTTGAAGATGCCGAAATATGACTTTAAATGCAACGCCTGTGGCATTGTCCAAGAGTTGCTCTTGTCAGTAGTTGAAAGTTCAACTATTCCTAACTGCACATTGTGTGATGGTCCAATGGTGCGGGTGTATACGCCACCAGCCGTACAGTTCAAGGGTCCTGGATTTTACAAGACGGGCGGATAGTGTTACTATCTCATTGCTACAGTATTTGGGGAAGTGCTGTAGTGCAGTAAAACTACATATCGGATAAATGCAAAAAAGCCCCCGCTCATCAAGATATTTCTTGACGGCGGGGGTTCTTTTGTTTAAACAGTATTAAGTTATTTAGTTCTTCCGAACTCTCCAGCAGATGGGTCTAGCCACTTCAACACTGGACCAAGGAAGCCTGCGAGGGCAGCCACGGCTAGTGTCTTGATGTCTGTTTCACCAGCGAGGTAGAGTGCGATTGCAGCAGAGGCTGCAGCACGGAACCAGGTCAGCGATACTTGCTTTAGTGTTTCCATTTATTTGCCTTTCTTGTTTGCCTTACCATGAACCTTGCAGCAGGTGCAGACTGGTACCACAATGGTACCTTTTGCTACCTTTTTCTTGGGCGTTCCACCAATGGCTTCAGCCACTATCTGCTTAGTCAGGCTTGGTTGATTCTTCCACCAGAACCAAGGGCTGGTATCACCAGCGAACTCAGGTTTGATGGAAACATGGAGGTGCTTGTCGTGCGGATTACTACCCGCGTACTTTCTATCACCTTGTTTTGCGAATTTTTTTGACCAGATTTTTCCGTTGAAGATAAGATAGTCCACTCGGTTATCTTCTTTGAGTCGCTGAAATATATCCGCACAGTCAATTCCATTTTTTGGGTCATGGGTTAAGTCTACCGCAAGACCTGTATTGTGGTCTGAGTTAGGACTTTGTTTTAAATGTGCAATGGAAGGGAGTAACCCGTCTGAGGCTTTCTTCCGTAGGGGTGCAAGGGCAGTCGCCTGGCGTAGCATGGCAATCGCAGCAGGGCTGGCAGACTTGGCAACCTTGGGTTTCATCTTTCACTTCCTCAATACTTCTTTGACTAAATCAGTTAACAGGTCAACTTTTTCTTCAAGGCTATTCACCTTGTCTTTAAGACTTGACCCACCATTGGGCTTGAGTTCCGACAGGTAATGTTTAGTTAGATGTTTAACACCCATGGCTAGTGCGCCAACAAGAGTGGTTACGGATACGGCTAAAGCAGCCCAATCAGCAGGAGTCATGTTTTTATCCTTAAATGTTTAAACGACAGTACGAGCGATAATCTGGAGAATTCCACCGTAGCCAGAGTAGTTTCCGTTAGGTGGTGTGGTGCGGGTGAAAGACACCTGCTCAATCACTGCCTCAATAGGTTCTCCGTCAGCAGTGAAATCTTGGATGATAATGGTTTCGCCTTGGGCTTCCATAGCCTCAAGCGCTTGCAGTCTACCTAGTGCGTATCCTTGGAATCCCATGATGTTCTTATTGCGGTCACGCTCCGAATCAAAACAAAAGACAGGGATTTGAATAACGCGAGCGCGGGTAGGAGTAGGCAGAGCCTTAACAGAGTAACCATAGATAACAGCACCAGTCGTGGCAGTTGTATCGTTACGATTGAGGCGGAACTTAAACTGCGCTTCAACTGAAACATCGCCAAAAACCGATGAGAGGTCGTAGTCATAATCAGATGTACTCCCTTGTGCTACTGTACGGAAGGCTGTGTCTGTTCCATTTTGAACACGAAAAATATCAATGTCACCTTGCAGTGTTCCTTCGGTGCGTAGTTTTAAACGCTTCCATGCTTTGTTCTCAAGTGTTTCATAACGGATGATACCTGTGGTGAACTCACCTGATTCAACAAGTTCGGTGGCATGCTCAATAAACAAACCATCACCGTTTACACAGAAAGCAATTCTTCCATCACCAAGGTTGGCAACGCCTTCTACTTTACCTGTTGTGGATTCTGCATAAACATCTGTTGCATAGGCATAGGTGCCATTAGACAATGGTTGTGATAAGTCAACTCGGTATACGCCAGAGTATCCACTAATACCAGAGTCAACTCCAGCAATAATGAATTTACTATAAGCGCTCATCTTGTAGATGCCAAGATTTGATTCAAATATAAGCGGTCCATAAGACAAGTCGCCAACCTCATTGGCTATAGCAATTCGTAATCCTCTGCTGGTACCGATAGCCACATAGGTGCCAAGGTATCCAAGCAAGCCAGTAATGTTTTCTCCACTAGGTAGTGTGATTACGCTGGTCATTGTGTTTAAAGTTCCATCATTAGCAACGGTAATTTTATACACATTGCCTTGTTCGCCAGAAAATCCACCAACATAAATAGCAGCGCCAGCCTCGGTTACAGCCCTAAAGGTGTAGCCAGTAGGCAGCGTGCTGCTTCCATTAACAGCAGTAAGTGTGCTGAGGTTAATTGATGAGCCAGTGTTTCTGTTTATTTCATAAACAAATGTGCTTTGGTTTGTGTCATGAAAGGCTAAGATAAAACGATTTTTAACATAGGCAATAGTTGCAGTTTCTGCGTTTGCTGTATTGATTGCATAGTCTTGATGCAGTGCAGGAGTATTCTCGTCAAATGAGTAGCGCCACACTTTGGTTGGTGTAACCATCATCAAGTCATTACCGCCCATGGCTACTGCAATAATGTTCTCCGTAAGTGAAGTGTTGTTGACAATAGTAGTTTCTGAGTAGTCACTTACCCTGATACGCACAACGCGTGCAGTTTCAGTAGATGCGTACTTGACCAGTATTAGATACTCAACGCCACCGATAACGGTATTGAATACACGGCTATCTCCAGTAAATGCTTCTTGCAAGAAGGTTCTGCGTAGTAGTGAGATTTGTCCTGGAGTCCAAGGATTAACACCAACAGATGAACTGAAGCGGAAGCGTGCTTCCTCAAGACTTCCAACAATTGGCTCTTGATAAGTACTGCCTGCTCCAAGGTGAAAAGACGATTGGCTTCTAATCCAATAGCCAGAGCCAGATAGTGATTGCTCGCCTGGGTCGCGTAGTTGGTCTACACGCTGTGTGCGAAACTCTGCAGTCTGTCTACGGTACGGAGTTTGGTCTGTGATGGCAGCAATAAACGGCATGCCACCAATAGCAAAATCAAATTTGTATGTAGTCGGGTCGTAATAGGTTGAGATGCGACCAGATAAGTCAATGACAACGCGTTCAGAAATATCGGGTGGTCTGCTATCTACCATGTCGCTCCTTGTTTTTAGGTATGAAAAATGAGCAGTTTAAACACATGCTCAGGTGTAGACTTTAAGAGTCTTTAGTTTTCTATTGCTGGAGTTGGAGTTACTTCTTCCACATCAATGATTTCTTCTTCAGAAGTTTGCACTGGTGGTTGAGGATATGTAAATGTCTTAGTTTCAAAATCATAAAGACATCCAATACCAGGTGTTGGCTCAATATCTGTTGTT